GACGGTCACGGCTCGGCGCTCTGGCAGGCTCTGGCCGGCATTCATGAACTGCCGTACGCATCGCTGAAGCTCGAAGCACCAAGCTTGCTCGACGTCAGATAGCGTCATTCGTCATTCGTCATTGGTTGTGGAGAACACGCATCGTCTTGGTCATACGGACCCCTTGCAGATCAGAGATCCGCTAGCCGGATTCGTCAGGATCTTGTTCGTGTCGACATTGGCACCGGTGATCGCCACGGCGGCCCCGTACGCATTGCTGCCGGGAACCCACGGGTACGCAGTGGATGCGCCGTCGATGGTAAACCCGCCCGTCAGAAGCATCGCGTTTGCGGCCGTAACCCCTGTAGGCATCCTGAGCGACGCCCCACTATCAACATCAAATGCCCCTGCGCCCCACAGCTCGCAGTCTGGATAATATAGACCTGGCAAATCAGCGGCACCTAGCTCACATATTGCGCCAGGGAGATCCAAGTCCCCTCCAGATGCCAGGTACACTCTGCCAAAACGCATATGCGTTGAAGGGTGCCATGCGCTATTCACCAGGATATCTCCATCTAGATCCGTGCTCGGCGTTACAGTGCCCGGCGGCACAGAAAACGAGAGGCTAGAGGAGCTAAACGACCCAGCAAAAAATACTCCGCTAATCAGTCCGCTGGATGACGTCGAGAAATGATTATTTTTGCAGAATCCCAGTGACCCATAAGGCTGGAATACCGCATCGAGTCGACATTCGTTGAGGCGTATATATCCGTTGTTATTTCCAATCTGTAAGATTTGCCCAACGAAGCGACACCGTTGGTACTGGACCACCCCAAAGCCTCCGGCACCCATGCTGCAAAACGCCGCGTTGATCTTGCTCTGCGTGTAGATGACTAGACTGTCGCCATTGGCGATAGTCACATAGGCAGGGGCTCCAAACGTGGGGTTGAACGTCGACACGATGGGCTCCGTGATCGCCGCCGTGGCCGAGCCTAGGTCGGCATCGATGACGAACCACGCCCCTGCGGTCGTGTCGTTGCAGAGCATGCCTCGGAACTGTGTCCAATAGTTGCCCGATTGCCCGACCGCGGTGATCGTGTTCTTCGTTCCTGCCACCCGATTGCGCGGCGTGAACGTGCCGATCGTGGCTGTGCCCTGCTGCGTGAACGTGCCGTTGACGTTGACGTTTCCGGATCCAACGAGGTTCGGTGAGAATAGCCAGTTGTCCGTGGACGGCTGGTCGCTTAGAAATGTGATGGTCGTGGCCTGGGAGATCGTCGGGTAAATCGTGCCGCACCTGCGGAGATACTGCTGTCCGCTGATGAGCGCCTTCGCGATCGATGTTCCGTCGTTGCCATCGGAAGCGGTAGACGACCCAGGCGCCCCGCTCCCGCCATTGTTCAACGGATCAACAAATACAATCGTCTCTGGTCTCGGCTCGGTGACCAGCACCGCCGTCGCCGTGCGCACCCAGTTGCCGCCGCCCGCCGCGGGGATGAAGAAGTAGTTGTCCGGTGTGGCGGTGGAGTTTGGGTCGTAGTAGAAACTCCAACTGACCGCGTTCCCGTTCTGGTCGTGCTGTACGTTCGCGAGTGCGCCGTGCGGGAAGGTCGTCGTCGCCAGCGCTGTAAGCGCCGTCGGATTCGCGGCCGACAGCATCGCGCCGTCCACGTACGACTTCGGGCATAGGTCGCTCGCTGCGACAGGAGTCCCTCCGCGGGCTACCGCATAGCCCGAGTCATCGAAGAGCCTCGCCGCAAACGCCCCGCTCTCGTTTTTTAGGTTTGGACCGTTGAGCCCTAGTTGTAGGATGCCTCTAGTGATGGCAGCGAGATTGGAGAACAAACCCATCGATGTGTCCTCACGCGTTCGCTAGCATATAGATGATGCTGACGAATCCGGAGCCAGCGGCCGGGCTGCCTACGATGGTCGCTAGCAACGGGAGCGAGGTGGACAGCGATGGTGTATTTTGATCGAAATCGTATAGGTTCGCTGCTTGCGGGATGTTGCCAGAGGTCGGCATGAAGAGGGCTACTGCACCCGTTTGGCCTAGCGAGATCGTTGTGCCCACATCGTATGGTGTAACGATTTGCACAACGGCATCGATGATGATCGCGTTCGCTGGAATCAAGCTGACGCTGAACTGCGAAGCAGCGGTTCCTATGGGGAACCGGATCATCGTCTGGCCGCTGGTGCCGTAGCTCACCGTAGACGGTGTGCCAGGTGGCTGCGCCTGGATCGTGATGAGCGTCGCGAGCTGGCCAGGGTATGGCTTGCCCGTATCGTAGCCCAGGATCGACAGATGCGGCCTCACCAGGCGACCGACGGTCCGCACAACCGAGAAGGCCCCGCGCACCTCACCGAGGTAGGTGGCCCGGTACTCCTGACGCAGAATGGCGTCTGGTGAATCGTCGACCTCTGGTTCGTCGAGCCAGCAATCCACGTTGCCAGAGTAGCCATCGGAGGCCAGTAGTGGCAAAAGAACGCCGTCTCTCACTGGATCATCGGTAACCGCACCACCGAGCGTCAAGGCCATGCCCGCAGTCAATGCTTCATCGAGCTGGTCGATGATGTCATCGCGGTCAGACTGGTCGGTGGTCCATACATCGAGTTGCACGGGCTGGATGTAGGAGCCCACACGAAACTCGACCTGCGCGGTATTCGGATCGACGTTGACGCGCGAGTCGACGATCGGATTGGTGGTAACGTCTAGCCGACGCCGTTTACCGGCAGGGACAACACTGATGGCCTTTGGCGGCAGCTGGGATGGCTCAGGCCAGTGAGGGAAGCACGAGATGTCGCTGGAGACCTGGGCCTGGATCCACGTGGTCAACGCGTTCGCAGCGGCTTGGCCGACCGAGACGCGCTGCGGGCTGGTCACGGCTCAAGCACACCGTCAACGGCCACCATGGTCTTCGGGGCTTCGGCGACCGGCATCGGCTTCGCGCCATTGCCTCGGTGATCCCGAAGCAGAGTCATGGGGCCACTGACGTCGGCTTGCGCGTTCTCCTTGAGGTACTCGAGCGCCGCGGTGACCGTCGCGTCATCGGTCGCACCAAGCGGGACCGTCAAGTGCGTGCCGGCCTTGTGGTTCATCTCGAGTTGGACGATCTTGCTGTTGCCACGCTGGATCATCCGAGCCGTCGCGACGTTCGGATCTCCGTTCATCCGGCAGGTCTTGTTCCATGCGAACACGATCTTCGCCACGTTCTCGGGAGGCTTGCTGACCACGGTTGGCCTCGAGAACTGCTCGGCCGGCGGCTTAGGTAGCATCTGCATTGTCGTTACTCCTTCGCGGCGAGTCCCCTGCGCCGCAGAAAGAAGTCGTGAGCCTTGGTGACCTCGGGTCGTGGATCCGCAACCCACTGGTCGAACCACTGATTCTGAAGGGCATCCAGTCGCTCTGCCGCAACCTCTGATCGCTCTTTCTTCATCCTCAGATGACCGACCATGTCCGCATCGCGCTTTGCCGCGAGCTCCCGGTATGCCTGCTTCTCAGAAGCTTCGGCGTCTTCATCTGGAAATTCCGGTAGTTCCGGTAATGTGTCGAGTGGCTCTGGCTCCGCGGGTACTCTCGCGTTGCGTAGCGTCTCGACCTGCACATGAGTCGAGCTGAAGTCGGCGCTACCGTCGGCGTTCGGAGGCGCATACCGGATGTTGACCGTCTTGTTGACGAAGTCGATATCGATGCTCCAGAGCACCAAGGTATCGGTTTGCGGACCCAGCGCGATGGGTTGGCTGAGGTTGAGCGTAGTCATGTTTGATCTTTCATCACCTCAGGCACTACCATCTGCAGGAAGTCAACGACGCCAGGGACGACGTCGCTCATGTAATGATGCGGCTTCGTACCGTTTTTGCTGATCGAGTATTGAATCGCGCGAGCGACTTGGACCGCGGCATCGATGCCACTATACCTGGAACCTGAGCCCGACTTGCGTTCGAGCTTCCGAATCGACAGCGCGACGACTCGAGCCGCCTCAAGATTTGTATTCTTGACGATGCCGGTCTTCGTCCGGTTAGATATGACGTTGCCGCTCTTCGTCAACCCCTGCATACCGCGGAGCTTCACCCACTTGATCAGTGGGTCCAGCGGAGGCGTGTGTGGACGCGACCCATTCTCTACGGCTGCCGCGTGTGGCGCATCCGCGATGACCTGAACGTGACCGGGATTCTCAACGAGATGAATCGAGTCGGCTAGCTCCTCGAACGCCTTCGGGACGTTTCGGATCGCCTCTCCTCGCGCGTATCGGCCAGCCTTGCGCAGCGCCGTCTTTAGCCTCTGCTCTCGTGCTCTCGTGTCTCTCGCGAACATCCGTGCGAAGTCTTGGAGAGAGTGAAGTGTATAAGTGCTCACGGCGTAGTACGCAAACGGCCAACGACAACCATGTACCGATAGACACGATCACGCTTGAACTCCACGAGCGCCATGTCGCCGTTGATTCCACCGGCTGCGGGGTCGGCCTGAACAAGCCTGTAGATGATCTGCGTTCCTTGAGCTTTCGATTTCGGGGCAACCTGAGCTTCCGTGAATCCGCCGGCTTGCCCGGTTACCGGATGTACGAATGGCGGACGAATCGGGCCGATGATGACGTCGCCTTCTTCATACAGGCCGCCTGAGCCTGCGATCTCTCGCTCGGTCACGTGACGGATTCGGACGTATGGCGGGATCTGAAGAGGTACCGTGCCGAACGAACCGCCAGTATCCTGGAAGCTACCCTTACCTATCTGCCCTTCCGCCCATATGCGAGTGATGATCGTGCACGTCGTTGGACGTATATCGAAAACGCCCGGACCTGTCACACGATCGATCGTGTCGCATGCTGCAGTGATGTTGTTGCGGATTACGCTCATCAGTTACGGCTTGGACGCAACAGGCGGCACGCTTGGCTTGCCGGACTCGAGAACCTTCTTGGCCTCGTTCTGCGCGTCGCGAACGGCTTCCTGGATGCCTTCGAGGTCTTCCTCGGTCAGCTTCAAGCGAAGCGCACCAGGCTGTCCGCAGTGGCTGCAGCGAAGCCCCATGCCAGGGAGCGCCCCGTAGCACACGGTGATCCAGTCGCAGAACTGGCAACGCGTGACGCACGAGTGCATCGGGTTGAATGTCTCCGGCTCTGGGTTCTTCCAAACCCAGCAGCGCGGGCAATACACGGACCCGTTGTGGTTGGTCGGCTGGACCTTGACAGGAGCGCCGACAGAGGAGCTGCAACTGCAGCAATACCCGCCGCCGCTACCAGTCGTTGCGTGCTTTGAGTCCTTGGCCATGAGCGGCGATTATCCTCGCGCAAGTGAGAGGTGAGCCGCTTTCCCAGTCCTCACCGAGATGAACCCGAAGAGCGGACGTCCACCACGATTGCAAGCTCACGAGCATCGCGTGAACGTGAGTTGTGCCGTGGTACGGCTCGAGAGACGAATCTTTGGCTACGGTCCGCCACGCCAGTGATGCAGGTCACTGTAGGAGAACGGATCGTCATCACTGATGACCGGAGATGCGCTGAACATATCGGCTCGAACGCCTCGCATTCCAAGCATTCTGGCCAATGCGTGAGCAAGCCGCCTTCCCTCGCTACGCAATCGCTTGATCTCACGCACTGGGTCCACACGGATCTCTTTGTCGGCCTCGCTGGCACCGAGGAAGATATCCTGCTGCGCGATGTTGGCCTCGATCTGAATGAGACCTCGTATCGCTGGCGTGGTGAATGCAATGCCAGTCGTGCTCACTGCGCCTGGAGTAACGCCGTTCTGTGTTCCAGTGACCGCAGCAACCCCGTAGATCATCCCCTTGATGAAGTTCTCTGTGGATGCATCTGGCCTTGTGCCCTGATCTGCGATGCTCTGTGTGGCGGAGATGGCGTTCTCGAGACGCGGCTCGGATTGCATGAAAATAGCTCCGAACCCGACGTACCTGCGAATCCAGGTTCTATCGAGTTCGGAGTACGCCACTGTATCTCAGTACCCGATGCCGCTCGGTGTGCTCGTGTTCGCCAGGTTGGCAGCGTTGCCTTGGACGAGTGTGAACGGAGGAGACCCGAATTTGGGCACCAGCCTGCCAGGCCGTTGCAACGCCGAGCAGATGACCCATGCGGCCTGAAACGCGGCTGCCAAAGTCGGCGCAGTGAATTCCGCGCAAAGTACTTGCGCGCTCGCTCCGCCTGTGAGGCCGCCTGCACTACCGGCGGATACACCGCTGTCATCGATGATGTAGTAGATGTTCGTCGGTCCCGTGGTCGTCGTCGGAAGAGGCATGGTTCACTTGTCCTTCTTGCCGGACGCGCCTTGCGCCGGTGTCGTAGCTTTGGGTTCAATGCCACCTGCTTGCGCTATGGCGTCCTTATGCACATCGGCTTCTGGCACGACCATCCGTGCCTCGGCTTTGGCAATCTCCTCATGTGCGGTTGCAAGATCAGCTTGCGCGATAAGGAACGCGTCGCGCGAGTTCTGGGCTTCAGCAAGACGCCGTTTGGCATCTTCGAGAGCCTGTTGCGCCCTGGCCCGCTGGTCGTCCAGCGCCCAATGTAGCTTCGGAGGCTTCGCCAATGGCGTACGCTGTGTACCGCGGTTCACGAGTCTTGGGTAAAGACCGCCAACGATCTGCTTGTATTGGGCATGTTCCGCGTTCTTGCAGTACAGCCCCCTGGACCCGAGGCATTCGGGGTGGGCACATTGCGTGTGTTGGATCGCCATGTCGAAGTCATTCGGGATGACACGCTCGTGCTTCGATGGGATGACGTATGTGCGGATCCCTGTCTGCTTCTCGCGTCTCTCTGCTGGAGTCATTTTGACCCAGCGCGCCCGCTCGTCCGGAGTATCCGCTCGTTTCCCCTCGGCTCCTACATGAACCTGGACGGCCACATCGTAGTCGAGTGGGTTGTACCAAATTGTGTCTTCCGATGTTTCGACTAGATCGACGGGTCTGTATGCCGGCCGATCGGCCATCGGTACCAGGGGTGCGCTGTTCATGATTTCTGTATCTCCTGCGAGAGCGCTCAGCTCTCCGCAATATCCTGTACTAGTGCGCAGGCATTCCGACGTGTCACCGCCATGGCGAGCGTCACGCGCATGCTGATCTTGTGACTGTCGCCAGTCTTGGCGAGTTCGACCAGACGCACAGGGATACTGGTGGCCTGGATGTTCGCGTTACCACCGGTCGATGACTGCAGGCCGATGGTGTCGAAGAGTTCGATCTCCGCACGTGTTGGTACATGCGGGAGGTACTTGATCTTGATCTGGTCAGTATTGAGCAGAGCGAGCTTGCCAGTCGGAGCTACTGGGTTTCGCAGAACGGGCTTGCCCTTGTAGAAGAGCGTCTCCATCTGCATCCTCTCATTATTGGCGACACCCATGCCGTAGGCTGGAGAGCTCGTGTTGTCATTCATTCGCACAAGCGGCTGCTGGGTTCCGAAAGCCGCGCCAGTCGTGAAGAACGATTCGTACTTACGTGCGACACCGACTGACGTCATGATCATGTTCCACGGAAGGCTGGCGGCCGTGAATATCTGGCCATCGGCTTGAGCCAGCAGGTCCGGTGTCAAGGCCCTGTTGACACCGCCATTGGCGACCACGTTGCCAGCCCATTCAGAGTAGGTCGCTGGATTGAGGCTGCCATAGTTTCCAGAGGCGGATAGGGCTCCGCCGAAGATCCCGACGATGGCCGGGTTTCCGTTGGCGTCGACTCCGGTCCCTGTCAGGCAATCCGTCTCGATAGCTCTTGCGAGTTGTTGCGAACATCCAAGAATTCGCTCTCCGAAGATGTTCATCAGGGCATCGGCTGTTCCAATACTGGAACGAGCCATGTCGACTTCCTGCTCGGATATCTGGAAGCTAGACCTGTACGTTGCGTACTGAAACGTGGCTGGCACGTTGATGTCCGAGTTGTATTCGCCGCTGGCCACGTCAGAGCCTTCGGCGACTGTTCCAGCGGTCGCTCCAGTAAACTCGACGTCGAACGCGACGTTCTTTCCCTTTGCTTCGCCCATACTTCCAGTGGCGCTCAGCGCACCCAGGAACGGACAAATGCGGTTCCATTGACGCTGGATGTCAGGCGAAAACGTCTGGCTCAGCGCAGAGAGAATTGCAGTAGACAACTCGGCCATGGCGGCTAGTCCCTTTCTATTGTGCCGCCCGTGCCGTCATGGCTCGTGGCAGCGGTGATTACTTGCCGAGCTCTCGCTCGAGCGCTTGCGCGATGTTTGCGCGTACCTGTTCTGGTGTCGGCTTCTGCCCGTTTGGCATGCCGCTCGACGGGCGTGAATTACTACCTCTGGTACCCGTAGCTGGCAGGAAGAGTTTGGCCTGGTTGGTCTTGAGCCAACCTCCTAGACCAACTTCGAGTGTCACGTCCCCAGCAGGATCGGCGAAGAACGCTTCATCTGAGTCCGGGTCCTCCGCCGTCTTGATCTTGCCGTTGTGCGCCAGGTAAGCGTAAGCTGCATCGAATGCATCGCCTACGATTCCGGCGTTTGCCAGGAATCTAGATGTCTGGTCTCGAATGGCTGCAGCGCGCGCCTGCTCTCGCAGCTGGGCCGCTTTTCGCTCGGAGGCATCAAGGCGGGCGAGCGTGGCCTCTTGCTGCTTGGCCATCGTCGCCAGCTTTGTGGCTAACTCGGAACTGTCCTTGTCCTTCTTTCCACCCTTAGACCCACCAACATCGTCGGTCGATTCAGGTGGCGCCCTGAAGTCCTTTAGCAGCTCCGGCAATTGAGACTTCAGCGCTTCACCAATGCTAGACGACGTCTTCTCTAATAGCTTCTTCTCAACCGTATTGAGCCTTGCGGTCAGAATGTTATTGACCGTTTGGCCCATCATGGCCTGAAGCGCCTCTTTCTGTTCTGCAGTGAATGCTTCCTTTGGTAGTTCGTCGACCATAGGGCCCACCTTTCGTGTTCTCGACCGTCGCTTTGACGTGCCGGCCCGCGGACGGATGTCCCCGTGACAGTCGTTCGCGGTAAGCGACCGTGCACGTGCGGCTAATATGAGGCACAGGCGCCGCCGTAGCGACCTGCGTTATACAGCGATTGGATACGAGCCAGGGAAACTGGGTGCCAGCTGCCGTAGCTCAGAACGGAGGTCCTCTCGGGCGGCTCTAAGCACATGCATCGCGTCCAGCGAGCCTATTGTAGGACCCGCAAACGCCGCAGGAAGCCATTCGCGATCTATATCGCGCCATCGCTTGTGAAAATGTGCCCACAACGCGTCACTGACGAATAGCAGTTGTCGCTCAGTAGTAATCACGGCCACCCAGGTCGCTCGGCACAATGCGTCGATGCTCGTCCCATGTAAACTTATTGCGGTCCACTTTCATGATGCGGAGTTCACATTGCGCGAACATATCGAGATGCACCCACGGTTCCCGGTTCAGCACTCGCAGCCCGTGCTCGATCGATTCGTGGTGGCTTACTATAGCCACGCGAGTGAATGACTTGTCGCCAGCCACTTTCTCTACGAGCTTTTTGATGCTCATTTGTGGTCCAATACTATGCTTTGTGTCAACCGAGGACAGGCCGATCGCCTCGCGTATTATTTCGGCCGTCTCCTGGGTGCGCAGCTTTGGGCTTGCGAAAATTATGTTTGGGGTCTCGTCCTTGTCCAGCATCCACTGCGCCAGTGTCTGCGCGTACTCTCGGCCGATATCTGTCAGCGGTGGATCGAAATCTGGATTCCCTGTCTTGGTCCCGATGTCATCGGGGTCGGTTTCAGGAACCGAATGTCGCACAAGATAGATGCGCATGGCCAGGCTGTCACTGTTTCTTGTGTGCGGGGTGCTGGTCTTCCGCGGACTCATCTTTGGCTTCTACGCGGATGTCGTGCCAGGATCCGAGCAGTCCTCTCGCGAAGTCTTTCGCATGTGCTTCCACGAAGAACTTGGCTACCCCTGTTCGGGGCATCACTGGCACACCGACATGGTCGATACGGAGTGGTTGAGCTGCCGGGTGGACCGCTGTGACGTAGAAGACATTCATCGGAGCGGCTCTCCGCGTTGAGGTGCAACTCTCACGATCACATTAGCCCCGACGCTTGTGCCAGAGCCCGCAACCATCACAAGTCGCATGCGGTCAGAGAATGCGCCATTGACAACTGTATTGACCGCAAGCGCAGGGGACAGGTTCATACCCACCACAACAGGCGCCGATGTTGTTGTCGTATTGGAGATCGGAGATTTGTAAATTACTTGGCCAGCGCCAGCGGCCAACTGTGGGAAGTGCACGAGATCGAACCATGTCTGACCGTCATCCGGAGATGATTGAATATACACATCCAGTGTGCCACCAGTAGCGCCTCTCAACTGCGCCAAGACATCGACCGCTTCGTAGTCCTGCATCGGGCCAGCGACGCCAGCTGGCAAAAAACTCCCGGCGCTCTGAACTCCTTGCGAGGATGCAGCTGTCCCTGGTGCTGCCGGGGACGTCTCGTTGAACACGAAGATCGCTCTGGACATATGGGTTAGGCCGCCTCGCTGTATTCTTGTTTGCTAACGGGGACCACAATGAACATGCAGCGACAGTGCACATGCGCATCGCCTGGCTCTAACCCAGACTCGAAGCTTCCTTCCATCGTTGCCAATGAGCCATGCAACGGCAGGCAGATCGAGCAAGCGTCGGCCAGCGCTGACCATTGCCTCATCAGCCGCAGGCCCTTGGCGTGCTTGTGAAACTCCGCGTTGTGCGCACTCTCATCTCGAAGCGTCTCGAGCCGTCCGGAATTGTAGGCCGTCGATGTCTCGGTTGCTGCGGTACGCCGGATCCGAGCGGCCATCAGGCCGTTGGTCTTCTCGATGCTCTTTGCTGGAGCCTCGTCCTTGCGCATGCCCTGCAGCAGCATGGCGAGCGCTACGGAGCGCCATCCAAGCGCGAGCCCATCGGAGGCCATCGTCGCGCGGGCGTGGTCTTCCTCCGCCAGCGGCGCGTCTCTCCAGCCTCCCGTGGCGCCCAGGACGAACCCGGTGACGCCAGCCGCCTTCAGCTCGAGCGAGAGCCTGGCGCGGCTTGCGGCGCGAACGGCCGCGCGACCTGCAACGATGTGAGGGTAGACCGCACCGGCCATTACCTTCGATGCGTGCACTATGGCAAGCAGGATAGCGCCCTTGCGCAAGGTCTCACCACGCCGGCCGTACTGCAGGTTACCTGCGCTCGAGGCGATGCTGTCGCGGACCGCACCGGTCAGGGTCTTGTTGAGCTTCGATTCGTGCAGAAGAAGCGTCCCGGCACCAAGACGCTCTGCTTTAGAACTCACGCCTCGGCCTGCGGCGGCTTAGCGCCACTTTTCGGAGGTGCGCCGTTCTTTGGAGGAACTTGGCCTTCCGGCGGATTGATGATCGCGTCCGCCTTCGCATCGTCCATGAGCTTTTGCATCTCTTGCTGATCGTCGATGCCATCATCAATCTCTACGAAAATCTGCGCTACTGTTTGGGGCGGCAGGTTTGGCACCAACTTCTTCACCATGCGCTTCGCATGTTCCTTTCGGAAGGTAGCGGATGGAATATTTACGGCCTGAAGTTCCAGGCTCTCTTCCAGCACCTGTTCGCGATCATCGTGCTCATAAGAATCGAGCCCATGAGCAACCCAGACTACATCTTCGCCACGAGCCACGCTGATCGTCTCGTACAGCCGAACGAAGAACGTGCGGATCAGATGGCCGAGAGCACCCAAGACAGTGGCTGTCTTGTCCTCGTCCTTTTGCTTTGACAGTCCGCTACGACCGAGTGCTGTGATTGTAGGCCGAATGCTCGCGGCCATTTGATGATTCACGGCAAACATCGCCTCGCGCACGTTATCACATTGCTTGTCGATGATCTCATACGAGTGGCCTAGCGGCTCAGCGAATTCTAGCCGGTCTTGGTGTCCTAGCACCATAAAGCCATGGCGCTTGAATTGACCTACGGGGTCCCGTCCACGGTTGGGATTCTCGGCTGCCTCGCTGTTTTCGTCGCCCATGGCAGGCAGTTCCGGTCCCTGCGAGACCCATGGGATAGCCACGCAACTGACACCTTCGGCGCCTACCAACGCGGACCTACGACACCAATGCTCTAGCGCCTGCGGGCCGATCTTGTTTCCTACCCATAGCCCCTTCGGAAGCTCAAATCTCATGAGCGGAATCCGATCGAAGCTCGTGGTCCCTTCAGCCTCTGACTGAATGAGGTCCTCTGGGTGGGGCGCCTCCTCCGGCTTGTAGGTCTTCGCATATCGAATCCATTGCGCACGCCCATCGGCACCGAGCGTCCACACCGTGAAGCGCTCCGTGATGAGCTCACGCGAGCTATCTGGATTCTCGCGCTCCTGTTCCTTCGACGCAACGATGACCCATACGAATCGCTTCGTCTTGCGATCTAGTTTCCAGTCGACCACCTGTGCAGGGTCAACCTCGTATGCGTAACACCGACGAACACCGAGCGCGTCCTCATCGGCACGGTTGGCGGGCTCCGGTGCATCTGCTACATCGGGTGCGTCCACCATGATATACGCGCACCTGTGCTTGAGCGACGTCGTGAGTACGTCTCCGGCGAGATCCTCAATCGACATGCCCTCCCCATCGATATTCTTGGCGAGTTCTCCGTAAAAATCCTTATCCGGCATCTCTCCTGGTGTCGTCGGATCGTTCGCATCTCCAGCTGGCTGGATCGTCAGCGGTTGCGTGAACAGATCGGCAACGAATTGGTCTAGTATCTGCCCAAAATACGGCATATATGCCGTCGTCTTGCACCGTTCGTCGTACTGAGTGTCATGCTCCAACGGCAGCTGGCCAACGTAGACCTTGGCCTTGCGCATGATACGCCAGCCACCCTCGTAGAGATCTTCGATCTGGGCGATCCGCTTGCTATCGTAATCCGGGTGCGTCTGCGTCAGACGGTCATATCGTATTGAGGACGGCATGGGCTTATAAGGAGCGGTCTAACGCAGAGTAATCACGCCGTTGTACACGAGCAGTTGTCAGCATGCTGTAAGCGCCAGATATGGCGTCGACATCGTCATCATGACTGCCTTCCGGGAATTGCTCAAGCACTCGCAGTACAGGCTCGTTCCACTTGCCACGAACTATCACGACGTTGCGTGCGTGTGCTTGCGCTGAAATTGGTCCGGCGGCAACGATCTTGTTGACCCGTTTCGGGTTCGCTCTGACATTCCAGCCAGCTAAAAGGCGAATGTAGGAAGCGATGGCCATCTTGCCGCTAGCGCCAGGTTCCTGTTCAAGACCGATCGTGATCGCTGGCGTGTCGAGTTCAGCCGTTGCGCGGATGAAGTTCTCGACTTCTCCTGGATTGCCGCGCATTCTTGCAACATCCTCGATGTAGCAAGTTTTGTCAGGCGTAAGAGCTAGCCGTGCTCCGCTTGTCCAGTCCGGGTCCTTGCCCTTTTCAGGTTCTGTGGCCGCACAGTCCCAATATCTACAGCGGTACGCGAGCGATGGGACATCGTCCTCGTTGCAGAACCGGAACCACCCTCGTTGAAAGTAGAGCCCCTTCGCTGGCTTGATAAGCCAGTTGCCTGCCCTTAGACGCTCGCGAGTGACTGGATCGAGCTGAGCGAGAGTGGCCTCATATTGGCCATCCGCGTACAAGCTTGGGTTGTCCTCTAGTCTGGCGGGGATGAAAGTGCGACCTCGAGACAGTCCGGTTCCTCTTGGAACTACTTTATCCCCCGCCTCTTCGCGGACGAAATATAGAACTTCGCCGGGTGACGCCGCTGCCTTAGCTTCAGGGTCGAGCCACGGACCCCAGCGTTTGAACACCCACTCGTGGCCTTCGTTGCCTGGATTCGTGGCCGCGCGGACTCTGCATGGTACACCATGCGCTGACCGGCACCGAGAGAACAGATAGATGTACTGATCTTCCGTGAACGACGTCAGTGCGTCGAACCCGACGTACTGAATCGCGGCGCCCTGGTAATCATAAACGTCGTTCTCATGCTCCAGATGAGCGAACTGAACGAGTTCTTCGCCAGGGAACTTCCACGTCTTCTTTTGCTCGTTATATCGACCGCCTAGCCGCGGGTATAGATCCCACGCTCGCTTGATGAGAGATGACTCGAGCTCCGGGAAGGTCCGTCGGAAGAGCATCGCATGGTAGGCTCGACCGTATCCTTTGCCTAGATACCGGATGGCGTCAACGAGCAGGGCATCCGATTTCCCTCCCCCAGCCGCTCCGCCGTACAGCACCTCGAAGCACGTGCGGCTCAGGAAGTCTGTCTGCGGCCCTGGATGCGGTCGCCAGTCTTCCGGGTGCGTGTACTGGTGCGGCATCGCCGCTTGCATTCGCTACTCGTCCACTTCAGGCGGAATCATGATGGTGGGGCCACGAATCTCGATTGGGCCCCCATCCTTGCCGGTCAACATGACCTCTTTCTTCTCGGGCGCTAGTTCGATACCCACGAGCTTCGCGTACTCAAGCAGGATCTTTGCTGCATCGTATGGCTGAGCCAACCCAGTGACACGATTTTTCTCTGTCGCAGCCTGCTTCGCCAGCGCCTCGAATACCGCTGCCAACCGCGCTCGTTCTTCCTCGAGTTTCTCTGGGGGCACTCGAAGCATCCGCGATGCCTCGCACGCGTAATTGACTACCGTCTCGTACGCACATCCCCATTTGGCCGACAACTCTGTCGCAGTGATCCGCGTCTGGTACTCGTTCTTCGCCATCAAGCCGGCGATATGCGCGATCCGCTCACGAACGACCGGGGATTGACCGCGACCTTTTGGCTCCTTGCCCTTCTCTATCGCGCGCGCGGGACTGGAATCATCTTTCTCGTCGGACATATTACCTGAACATACGGCGCCTATTGCGCCCTTGCTGACATACCGTAT